AACTAAGCAACTAAGCAACTAAGCAACTAAGCAACAAAGCAACCAACAACTCACCCAACCAACCAACCAACGATGGCTACCACGTACGCTAACGCGTTGACGACGGAAAAGGTGGCCCCTGTGAAGAAGGACGCGGTTGTCCTAGGACCCAAGAAGATGGACCCTCTGACGGAGAACTTTTTGTTCCCCAAAAAGGTTCCGCAGGAAACCGCCGGCTCCCCCACACCCACGACAGTGGCAACACCGCCTCCAGCGGTTTGTCTCTTGGAAATTCAAGCTCAGCAGCTGGAAAATGCCAACAAGGTGGTTGCCGACAAGGTGGTTGCCGACAAGGTGACTGCCGACAAGGTGGCTGCCGACAAGGTGACTGCCGACAAGGTGGTTGCCGAGAGGACCTTCAAGATGGCCCAGAAGACGTTTGCTGCTAAGGCGGCTTCTTCTGGGACTGCAACTGCCACGAACGGCGGTTTTGGAGCTCTTGAGATAGAGTCCTCGTCTGACGATGAGGAGGACTCTGAGGAGGACTCTGAGGAGAACTCTGAGGAGAACTCTGAGGAGAACTCTGACTTTGAGGAGGACTCTGACTTTGAGGAGGACTCTGAGGAGGACTCTGAGGAGGACTCTGAGGAGGAGAAGCGGCTTGCCGCAAAGGCCGCTTTTGCGGCCATCAAGAAGGACTTCAGCGGCCTTTTGAAGGCCGGCAAGTTCAAGGAAGCATCGAAGCTCCTCGGTTCGATCGCAATGATGCCTTGTCTTCCCGACAAGGTGGCAAATGCTGTCAAGGACCTGGAAATGAAGATGCATATTCAGGACAAGCTCAATAATCTTATGAAGAACACTGCACGCGCCTTGAAGGAGAACACCAGACGTGTCCAGAACACTCGCGGTCAAGCCCAAAAGGCTTACCGGTGTAAGAAAAAGTCTTGTGAGAACCAGATGGAGAGCCTGGAAGAGCAGCATGCCACCCTTATTAAGGGATGGGTTTGCTGTAAATCTTCTAGCTGCTTGGTGAAGCATGAGTGGAAGGTCACAACGCTGGCTCACACCCGAACTGACTACCTCTGTAAGGATTGTATGAAGAAGACCTACAAGTCCTCGCTGTACAAGACGACTCTTTGCACGTGGTTCGAACAAGGCAAGTGTACAAAAGGAGACAAGTGCACTCACGCACACGGACCCAAAGAACTGCGCAAGCAGTAAGAAGCAGAGAGGCTTCAAAACGTGATTAATAGTGTCTTTTGACACTAGAACACAAAAAAAAAAAAAAAAAAAAAAAAAATAAATTTAAAACTATTATAAAATGCTAATATATATAAATTACTTTAGAATTAAAAATCTTATACAAATAATTTAAATTAATTAGTTTTTTTCCAGATTTTTTTTCTAAGTATAGTATATAATATGGGAGGAGGTCTTATGCAATTAGTCGCTTATGGTGCTCAGGATATTTACCTTACGGGAAATCCTCAAATTACTTTCTTCAAGGTTGTCTACAGACGCCATACTAATTTCTCGATGGAAGCCATCGAACAGACTTTCAACGGTCAGGCTGATTTTGGTCGCAAGGTTACTTGTACTATTTCGCGTAATGGTGATTTAATTCATCGAGTATATTTACAGGTGGTTTTACCCTCTGTAACTTGTGATGGCATCAAGGCGGATGGTAATTCACAATACACTAATAAGGTATCTTGCTCTTACTGCTTTCGTTGGACTAACTACATCGGACATGTTCTCATTCGTTCTGTCGAAGTAGAAATCGGTGGTCAGCGTATCGACAAACACTACGGTGATTGGCTTAATATCTGGAATGAACTTACTCAGGAACCTGGTAAGCAGGCTGGATATGATAATATGGTTGGTAACACAATTACTTTAACTGGTACTGGTCATAATTTTACTGAAACTACTACATTATATGTACCACTTCAATTCTGGTTCTGCCGTAATCCTGGTCTTGCCCTTCCGCTTATTGCCCTTCAGTATCATGAAGTTAAGATTAACGTAGAATTTCGTCAGAAAGAGGAAACATACATCACATCTTCAACTGTAATTGAATGCTCCGGTAACACTCTAGGTTGCACTGTATGTGTGCCGTCTCTAGAACAGGCGACTCTATTTGTTGATTACATCTACCTTGATACTGACGAGCGTCGTCGCTTTGCTCAGGTTTCTCACGAATATCTTATTGAACAACTTCAGTTCACTGGTGATGAATCGGTAACTAGCACAAATGTAAAGGTTAAACTCAATTTCAATCACCCCTGTAAGGAGCTTATCTGGGTTGTTCAGCGTGACGATGTTATCGCCCCGATGACCACTGTTTCTGGAAGAACGGCACAGACTAACCAGTGGAATAACTACACTGACGACTATGATATCGATAGCAATTGGAACAATGCGTCTCCTACGCCTGCTCAGCTTCTCTACACGAATGTTGAATCTGGATGGTCTAGCATGAGCTTTCCTTCGATCTATTCTCAGGGTATTGCTGCAACAGATGATCGTTCTGAACTTATTGGTGGTGGTTCAGGTGTTGGTCCATTAGGAAATATTGGCGTTGAAGGTAATGCTTTCAGCACTCCGATGGTTCGTGGATTAGATGCCCCCCCGGGTTTTGGACCTGGTGCCACTGGCGATATCGCGCCTACTAACTTCGGTGCTCTCACTGACACTGCTCAGGGTTCTGACCACGCTGGTCTTGGTCCTCTTCGTGCTGGTCGTAACCCGGTTATGCGCGCTAAACTTCAGCTTAATGGTCACGATCGTTTCCAAGAACGTCTTGGTTCTTACTTCAATCTTGTTCAACCTTACCAGCACCACACGAATGTCCCGGCTACTGGTATTAATGTTTACTCGTTTGCTCTCCGCCCTGAGGAACACCAGCCGTCTGGAACCTGTAACATGAGTCGTATCGATAACGCTACTCTTCAGCTCCAGCTTACCCCGAAGGCTGTGGGTATGGATCTTGTAGGTGTCAATGGTCCCACCAACGGTCGTGCCGGTAAACTCCGTGTCTATGCCACCAACTACAATGTTCTCCGCATCATGAGTGGTATGGGTGGTCTTGCTTACTCGAATTAGATAACTTAAATCATAATAAAAACAAATAATTAAACAATTAAACAATTAAACATAAATAATTATATAAATTTTATATAATTATTTCAAATACATAACTAAAAATCCTATTTTTATAATAATACTAATTTGTTAGATAAATAATTATTTTAGCAAATATGAAACCAATTATCACACCAACTAATAATTGTAAGAAACTGTGCTCTTTATATAAGTGCTTAATATAGATAATTAAAATACTTAGCACAAATATAATAATTAATGTTTGATTTGTATAGTTATGAATACTTATCAAATAAATTAACATAAATGTTATTATTGTACTTTTAGAAGATGGCATCCCAAATGTTTTTGTTGAAATTGGTCTTGATTCTTTAATAAGATTCTTTAATAATTTAACAAGTATATTCAAAAATAGAATACTTGAGAAAAATACAACAATTTGATTATTATTCATATAATAAATATTTAGATATTTAATCGATTCTTTAGATAATATCCAACATAATAACTTATCAATGCTGCTGACCCCCCTAATAATAATATTTCAATAGCATTTTTAATAATACACGTATTTAATACAAGTCCTTTAATAATTCCTATTAGTAAGAACAAAACTAAAGTAATTATTAATGAAGTTTGAAATATATTCTTTTCTAGAAATATAAATGGTAAAATAGGAATACTTCCTATAATAACAAATGATATAAATGTATAAATACCAGATATAAATGGATTTTTAGTTTGAACGTTCTTTTTTAATTCAGCAGTATAACTCAAATATCTAGAAACACCCATTGAATAACCATCGGATAATAAACTAGCGATTGAAATAATAATAATATATGCGTTGGGAATACTAGCGCCTATTGAACTAGATATAATAGCAAAGGTAGTGATTAGTCCATCAATGCTTCCATAAATGAATTCGCTTAAGAATTTATTCATAGTATATTATAATATTATAAAACTATAATATTATAAAACTATAATATTATAAAACTATAATATTATAAATATTATTTAAAAAACTTTTCTTTATTAAAAGACATAATGGATAACTTACATTTATTAGAAAATAATTGGACATTATGGTTTCATAATATAAATAATAATGATTGGTCATTAAATGGATATAATAAAGTATATTCATTTAATGATATTGAGACTTTTATAGTATTATTTCAAAAAATTAATAATTTTTCAGCAGGAATGTTTTTTTTAATGAAAGAAGATATAGAACCATTGTGGGAGAATACTCACAATAAATTAGGTGGTTATTGGTCATTTAAAGTTCTAAAAAAAAATATTAATAAAATTTGGTATAATTTTTCATCACAAGTAATAGGAAATAATTGTTTAAATAATTGCGAACAACATAAATTAATTAATGGTATTTCATTAAGCCCTAAAATAAACAATTGTATTATTAAAATTTGGTTTTCTAATATTCAACATAATATTAATATATTTAATATCAAATATTTGGAAAAAATATTATCGGGAATTGATTTTAATGAAGCAAGATTCGTTAAATATTCAAAATAACTTAACTGTTGTTCAATTGTTTTGGAGATAAACAAAGAGTTAATTTACCCATATTGCCAATATCATAAACAATTATTAATGGATAATTATTATTAATATAAATTTCTAATGATTGGCATAAATTTGTACATTTTGTAAAGGATATTAGATGTTTTAAACTATAATATCCTTGAATTATATCAACTTTATTTTCATTTTCTTTGAAAATAATATTATCATGAATATTACTTTTAGTATCAGTCTTTTTCTCAGTTTCTTTAAAAATAGTCTCTTGTTTCGCATAATCTCCTTCGCATTTAAATACTAAACTATTATTAATTACTTGTACTTCAACTATATCAGATAGATTACCCATATCTCTACATATTTTTTGTAAGCATTGAGAAGGTAAAATAATTTGACATTCAAATTTTTTACTAGGAAATTCATACTCATTATAATCGATTTCGAGAAGATTTAATTGGTATTTTGTATAATATTTTTTCTCACTATTTTCAATACAAATATTTAAAATATTTTCATCATTTTCCTCAATATATAATTGTAAAATATCATTATTTGTAATTGTTTTTATTAGCTTAAATAAATTAATAACGCTTATACCTATAATAATTCTTTTATTACATTTATATACTTGAAATTGATTTGCTTCTAATTTTAAATGAACTAATACAGATTGAGTGGCATCAATTTCCATTATTTTTAATCCTTCATCGCTGAATTCTATATTAATATCAACTAAAATTTCTTTTAAAGCTTCAATCATTGTTTTAAATGGAACTGCCTGAACAGTTCGAATATCTATTATTTTTGACATTTTATTTAAAAAATATATATATCTTTAAATAAAAATATTAACTCTTTATATATTATGTCTAGTCGAACCTCTTTTATTGGCGATGAAAACGATGAATATATCTTAATTAATAATGATGATAAAATAATGACTATAGAAATGGGAGAAGGTTTTATTAAATTGTATAAGATGATTATTCCAATACCACCTGAATTGCCAGCATTATCAGAACTTATAAAAAACAATATTAAAATTAAGACAAGATTCAGTGATTTTTCTCAATATAAGAGATATTTACAAAATAAAAGAAAACGACAAAGACGTAAGAATAATAAAAAAATAATCATAAGCTAATCAGAACCGAATTTGAACAAAGTCTTTATAATTTTTAAATATTAGTTTGTTAACAAAATCATAACATAGTTTAGTGTGTTCAAAAGAATTTGATCCTGTAATTACGATTTTAGCACTATTAAAAATCAATATTGTGATTTTTTTACATTTTCTATTAGTTTTGTTAAGTAAAATACAATTATTTTCACATCTACATTCACCATCTTTGTGTTCATTAAACATAAAATTAATTTTAACACCTTGATGCTGAGTATTATCATAATAGCAACTTAAATTAGTAGTTCCTTTAATATGATTGAATAATCTTTTACGATCGATTTCAAAATTAATATTTTCATTTTTAATATTATTATAAATTTCATAAGAACTATTTATCATTGATATTTTGATATTAGAATCTTTAATATCAAAATTACATATATTACTTTTATTATATTTATGATCTATTTTATTTTCATTTATATAATTAGTATTATTAATAATCTTATCAATTATAAATTGCTTCTTTAACTTATTATAATTAGGAATATTATATTTACAACCTATTTGTTTTAATTCATTAATTTTATGTTTCTCAAGTAATTTTATAGCTTTATAATTAGACGGGTTGTCTTCAATTAATAAATCTTTATTAATTGTTATATTTTTAACTAATAGTAGAATTAAATGTGTAATATTTTCTACATTTTTACATCCTGTAATTTGCAAACTTCCATTTTTAAAATATTTTACATTTAATAAATTATCATTTATATTTACTTTAAATGTAATACAATTATAAAATTGAACACCCTCTGTTTTTTTTTTTGGAATTAATAATTCGTGTTCATTTACAAACGTTATAAAATTATCGTAATCAATATCCATTGGTAATACAGCATTTATTGTAATAGTTACTATTTTCAATTGAGAAAATACTATATTCATTGTAATGTCATTTTTAGGTGTTTTATATTCTATATTCTTATAAAAATCTTTTCCACTTGAATATTTATCAAATAAATCTTTCATTAGTAAATCTGTATTATCATATATTTCTTTTATAATTATATCATTCATATTATTAAAATAATTATAGTCTTTATATAAAAAATCATTTTTTTATATACTTTTAATAATAGCATATGTAAATATAATAATCGTCATAATCATATAAAATATTAATAAATACGCTAAAAAACTAGTTAATCTCATTAAAAATAATGAAATGCCTAATAAGATATTATATATACCCGCAAATATTAAGAAATCTCTTAGATTTCTACATTTAGTATTTCTTCTAAAATAAGCGACAAATAAATAGAAAATACCCTCAATTGAAAATAAAAGAAGAGCTAAAAATGAGTTTTTTTCATTAAATAAATTAAATGTATTATTATCTATTTTATTTACAGAATTTAAATTATTGTAAATCGAAATTAATAAAAGTGTGGTAACAAATATCATATATTTTAAAAGAATTTAATAATTAATTATAATATTTAATTATAATATTTAATAATTAAATATTATATTTATTTTATTTTCTAAAACTAAATAGATGTATGTTAAAAGTATGGTAAATAATGATATGTTTGATATTAAATTTAAAAAAGCAATACTAGTTGGTTCATCTGGTGATATTATTGGTGAAAATAAGGGAGAATTTATAAATTCTTTTCCAGTAATTATTCGTATGAATGATGCTAGAACAATTGGTTTTGAGAAAGATGTAGGTAATAGGACAACAATTAGAATAGTTAATTTTAAAGCAATTGAAAATGTATTAAATCCATCTTTTCTAAAAGAATTTCTTACTACAGATTATTTGATTTTATCAACAAATAATCAACAAGATATATATAAATTATTACCTATAAAACAAATATTTCCAAGGATAAAATTATATATTTTTACACAGAAAGCAATTGAACATAATGATTTAATATTTGAGAAATACACTGGTGTGTCTAGACGAATGACTGGGACATGGCTTACTACAGGTTGGTTCGCATTATTCTTTATGATACATTATATTCAAGACAAAAACATAATAGGTTTTGGCGGTGAAAAGGAAAAATCATCTTATCAT